TGTTTATGGTAGTTGCTTGCACACCAAGAACAGAAGTTGTGTATGACAATGTAAAAGATGGTGTCGTATTCATACAGAATAAACATAATGAACAATCTGGTCTAGGCACTGGATTCTTCATTGAAGAAAATCTAATCATTACAAACTATCATGTTGTCGCAGAAAGTAAGAACATTATCATTCATATTCAAGATTCAAACTATGAATGGAAAGCTACAGTAGTTTCTCATAGTGAACAGCATGATATTGCTCTTGTAAAGATTGATGATTGGGACAAGTTTGTAGCAAAAGAGAAGTGGAAAGTTTTAGAGTTCACAGATAGTACACATGCACAAGTTGGTGAGACAGTCTATGCTCTTGGTCATCCTTGGGGTCTGGGTTGGACCTTCTCTCAAGGCATTCTATCAAAGAAAGATAGACCAGCGCCAGGAACAACCTCAGTTCTGTTTCTTCAAGTTGATGCTAGAGTCTATCAGGGTAACTCAGGTGGCCCACTGCTAGATGCTTACGGTAGAGTTCTTGGTATCAATTCTCAGATGCTAGAAGGTAAGGGCGGCTCATACGGCTTTGTCATTCCTTCTCAGTATGTACAGAAGGTCGTATATGATTTGAAGAAGTACAATGAATCAAAAGTAATGAAACTGGGTATCATGTTGGGCTTGACAAACGATAAAGAGTATGTTACTATTACAGAAATAATGAGTGATTCGGCTGCTGAGAAGTGTAATCTACAGAAAGATGATGTTGTCTTAGAAATAAAAACTCTTGCTTCTGGTGTTTATCAGAAAGTCAGAAATACAATGGACATGGTAAAGCAAGTTCTGACACTAAACATGGACCAGGGTCTAGTCAGTCTTATTATTAAGCGAAGTGAAACAAGACAGGAAGTTGATTGTGAGATTGGAAGTAATGCCGACAAAGGATGAAATCGCTAACTTTTCAATGTCTATAGAAGAGTTAGTATGGGAGAAAGATGTTCCATACATGGATGCTATTCTTCTTCATTGTGAAGATACAGGGCTGGAGATTGAACTTGCTGCTAAGTTAATCTCCAGTTCTCTCAAAGCAAAGATACAGGGTGAAGCAGAAGACCTGAACTTTCTGCCTAAATCAAATACGGTGAAGTTGCCTCTATGAAAGCAAATCCATTTGATGTTTATCAGATGTTCTTTGCTCTTAGAAATCATTTCACTAAAGAGAGTTACGACTACTTTCTTTACAATGGTAAAGTGAGTGCTTCAAAAGACTCGTTTCTAAATCATAGAGACAAGTTCAAGTATCAGCGACTTTCACGCCTAGTGAGTGAGAGTGAGATGAAAGACTTTCTTGTGGCCAATATACTGGCTGGTAAGAAATGGGTTGGTGAGTTTCTTGATGATAATGCTGAAGATATTTACAGACAATATCTGAAGCGCAATCAATCACTCACCTACATGTTTAGTAATGAACTGGATAAGTTGTTTGATAAAGTTGATGATGTGAATGACTTGTTCAGAGTGAAAGATAATGAGTATCCAGTCATACTGAATGCTTATCTTGGTAATGAAGTGTCAATAGAAACTATGGTGATACTGAATCGTTTCATTGGTTTCTTTGATAAGTTTGATGAAAAACTCAAAGATGATTATATCTGGGAGAAGAACAGACTACTATTGAGAAAGTATGAACCATTCGTACACTTTGACAAGGAGAAAATAAAATCGGTATTGAAGCAGAAAGTACTTGACAAAAGCAAATAAATGTGTTATATATAGAGCATACAATATGAATGGAGTGATAAAGAATGGCTAACAAGAGTACTGGTAAGACTTATACATCAAAGGGGCAACGCCCAAATGTTGCTAAGTCTGTGACAAAAGCAGTGCGGCGAGAATACATGGCTTCTGGGCAGCGTATGCTGAACCAGCTAGAGGCCATCAAGAAGGGTAAGCGTGTAGTACTAACTGTAGCTAACCCAAACAAGAATGAAACTAATCGCAGATATATCAAGCAGGTAGTCAACGGTTAGTTCATATTATATGATGAATAACGTGGATAAGACAAATATACAACGATTATACAAAGGAAATACAAATGACAAATTTTGCATCTCTAAAGAAGTCCTCAATGGACATTTCCCGCCTAACTCAAGAAATTGAGAAGATTAACAAGCCCGCAACAAATGAGCGTCAGGAAGATACTCGTTTCTGGAAGCCAGAAGTAGACAAGGCTGGTAACGGCTATGCTGTTATTCGTTTTCTACCTGCTCCAGCAGTTGATGGCGATGATGGTCTTCCTTGGGTGCGTGTATTCAATCACGGCTTCCAGGGTCCAGGTGGCAAGTGGTATATTGAAGACTCTCTAACCACTATTGGGCAGAAAGATCCAGTGTCTGAGTACAACTCTCAACTCTGGAACAGCACAACAGATGATAACTCTCCAGAGCGTAAGCAGGCCCGCGCACAGAAGCGCCGTCTCACTTACATTGCTAACATCTATGTTGTCTCTGACCCAAAGAATCCAGAAAACGAAGGCAAGGTCTTTCTTTACAAGTTTGGTAAGAAGATTTTTGACAAGATTACTGGTGCTATGAATCCAGAGTTTGAAGATGAAACTCCAGTGAATCCTTTTGACCTCTGGGGTGGTGCTAACTTCAAGCTAAAGATTCGTCAGGTTGAAGGCTACCGCAACTATGACAAGTCTGAATTTGACTCTGCTTCTGAAATCGGTTCTTCTGATGATGAGCGTGAGTCAATCTGGAAGTCTGAACACTCTCTCAAGGAGTTTGTTGACCCATCTAAGTTCAAGTCCTATGACGAACTCAAGAAGCGTCTTGATGAAGTTCTGGGTACTGAGACTGCTTCACGGCCATCTGCTCCTGCTCCAGTAGCAAAGCCAAAGCCAGCAGCATCATTTGCTGATGACGATGATGACGACCTTGAGATGTTCAAGGCTCTAGCTGACGACTAATCGGAGGGCAGCACAAGCGAGAAAGGGAGAGTGTTTGCTCTCCCTTTTTTATTATACTCTAGTCATAGTTGGATAAATATTTGGATTATTTTTACTCATTCTATTATATCCAAGATTACCAAATCTTGTAGATGACATAGCAAGTTTATAAGAAGGTGTTCCATTTACTTGTAGAATAGAATCCCAAGACATAGGTGAAACATATTTTGGATCAGGTTCACTCTTCGCAGGCTGCATAGATGCTGCCATTTGTCTATTCTCATCTAAAGGCTGAGGTGCTTCAGGCTGAAGATTCTCTTTCATTTCATCTTTTTGCTCAGGCTTTGGTACATAATCTCCTGCGTTTCTAAGACCAGTTGTCTTACCCTCTGGTGTTACAGCAAGAGACTCTTTACCAGCTTCACCAGCAACATATTTCTGGCCAGTGCCATCAACTGGTGTAATCATATGAGGTTCAGTGAGTTCAACAGAAGCATCACCTTGTGCTAGTGGCTTTACTTCATCTTCAGGTTGTTTTGGTGGCTGTTGTTCTGCCGTTTGATTTTGCTGCTCTAACTGCGCCTTTATTTCTTCTGCCCTTTGAAGTATTTTATCGGTATTTGCTCGCGTTGCTGCTGCTATAACATGACCTTCTGGTCTCTTACCTTTATCCATAGTAGCACGGCCTTCATTCGGTTGTATTTCACCATGACCATATACACTTTGAAGTGCTTCAGGTTTCATTTTTCCAGTAGCAATAAGTTCAGCAAGATATTCTTGGCCTGCTCTAGCTTTTTCTGGACTACTCCTGCCAACTGCGACTACCCCTAGAGCATTTGGATTGTTCAACTCTTTGCCGAGTTCAACTCTCGGTGTATCTGCATCAGTAGTTTTTCTAATCTGATTTGGTCGAACATCTTCTGGTCTGATTTGATGTACTTCCGCTTTTTCTGTATACAGTTGTTTTTTGCTTTTTGGTAGCTTGTTCCATTCTTGTTCTGAAATCTTATTGCCATCTTTATCAATATAATTTGATATAATAGCAGTATTGTAACCAAAAGTTGGTGCTCTTGGATCTTCACCCGCTTGTAATTGTTCAAGTGTTAGTGGTGTTTGATGAAAAACAACTCCTGCCAAATCTTCCCTAGCAGCCATAGCTTCTTCGCCACCAGGCAAATTGGGATTTATTGTATTAGGTTGAACTATAGATTGATATGGTTGATTTTGTTGATTTTGTTGATTTTGTTGATTTGATGCTATTGTTTGTGTGGGATATTGTCTTTCACCAATACCACCTCCAGTAGCTTGTAGTCTATTAAAGTATCCAGAATTAGAACGCATTGCTTTGGCTCTATCCGCCATCTGTTTTTTTTGTTCTTCAGTCAATCTAAATCCAGCAAGTTTAGCGTAATCCTCTTCTTCAAATTTACCTTTTTTTGCTCCTATACCAAAATAATCTTCTTCTGTATAATAAGCATAATCTTCATTCCATCCTTCATTCACTTTGAATGCTTCCGAAAAATTGATACCCTTTCTGTTATATCTAATATCCATACTATCACCAGTACCATATGCATCAGGATTATATGCTTCACCCAATCTCGGCATGGCCGCACCACTCGCTCTAACTTCACCACCTAACCAAGCTAACTTATCAGCATACTCTTTACCATGTAGTTCAGTGGCAGCTTCATGAACTCTTTGCCAATACATAGCATATGCATTCATCGTTCTTGGGTCTTGATATGATGGTAATGGGTGTCCCGCTTCATCATATATTGCCACGTCTCCTGCCATTCCAGCACCATGTTCACCATCACCTCTTTCTGTACCAGAAAAAAATCTAACTCTAAGTGGAAATCTTTCTGCTGCAAGTTTCATTGATTCAACCAACCTTGGGTCAACTCCTTTCGCATTTCTTCCAGGTTCAAAACCCCATTGGTCTCTAGAGTCTCCTATTGCAGAAACGGCTCCAGATACTCTTTCAACAGTATTATTAACTTGTTGTTCTGAAGGAATGGCTTTCTCTTTCTGCAATCCTCCAACTAAAGCTCCAAATT